AATGGATATAGATGCAATTAAATCCAAACTAGCCACACTACAATCAACTTCAAACACAAAAGATAACTTTTGGAAACCTGAACCAGGTAAACAAGTTGTTCGTATTGTTCCTTACAAACATAATAAAGATAACCCATTCATTGAGTTATTCTTTCATTACAACTTAGGTAATAATAAAACTTACCTTTCACCTCTTTCATTTGGAAGACCAGACCCAGTAGCAGAATTTGCTGATAAACTAAAATCAACAGGTAATAAAGACGAATGGATTCAAGGTAAAAGACTTGAACCTAAAATGAGAACTTTTGCACCTGTGATAGTTCGTGGTAAAGAGTCTGAAGGTGTTAAATTTTGGGGATTCGGTAAAACTGTATATCAAGAACTTCTTGGTGTAATTGCTGACCCTGATTATGGTGACATCACAGATGCTACTAATGGTAGAGATATTGGTATAGATAGACAAACACCTGCTGAAGCTGGTAACCAATATGGTAAAACTACTGTAAGAGTTAAACCTAATCAAACAACGATTACTGATGATGCTACATTACTTACAAGTATTATGGATAATCAATCTGATTTAGTTGAACTTTACAATGAACCAACTTATGATGAGTTGAAAGAAGTTTTACAAAACTATCTAAACCCATCTGATGAGACAGAAACAAGTGCTCCAACAAACACTAAAGAAAAAGTTGCTGAACAAACAGCTACTTCAACATCTTCAGATGTTTCAGACGCATTTGATAACTTGTTCAATAATTAATCAAAACCAATAGGAGAACAATATGTCAGAAAAAGACGAATTGGCTGGGATAATTGCCGATGAACTGAACAAACAATTCAAACATCAACAGGTTGCTTACTTTCTTGAAGATGGTAGTAACCCTACTGATGTGACGGATTTCATTTCGACTGGTTCAACTATGTTAGATTTAGCAATTGCTAATAGACCAAATGGTGGAGTTGCCGTAGGTAAAATCACCGAACTAAATGGTTTAGAAGGTAGTGGTAAATCTCTCATAGGTTCTCATCTATTGGCTTCAACACAAAAGAAAGATGGTATAGCAGTTTACATAGATACCGAATCAGCAGTGTCTCAAGAATTTTTGAGAGCTATTGGTGTGGATACTACTAAAATGTTATATGTTCACTTGGAAACCGTTGAAGAGATATTTGATACTATTGAAACAATTGTCACTAAAATCAGAGAATCAAACAAAGACAAGTTGGTAACAATACTTGTTGACTCACTAGCAGCTGCATCCACTAAACAAGAAATGGATACAGACTTTGATAAAGATGGTTGGGCTACGGCCAAAGCTATCATTATCTCAAAGGCTATGAGAAAGATTACTCAGATGATAGCTAGACAAAAAGTCGCATTGGTTTTCACAAATCAGTTAAGACAAAAGTTAGGTGTAATGTTTGGAGACCCCTGGACTACAAGTGGTGGTAAGGCTCTTCCATTTCATTCATCAACTCGTGTTAGATTCAAAAACGCTGGACAAATCAAAGACAAGAAAAACAATACCATTGGTATAAAGATAAAAGGACAAGTGATTAAGAATCGTCTTGGTCCTCCAATGAGAACTGCAGAGTTTCCATTGTATTTTGACAAAGGTATTGATAACTATGGTAGTTGGTTGACAGTGATGAAAGAACACAAAATATGTAAAGTTGGTGGTTCTTGGTATACATTACCACATATTGATACAGAGACTGGTGAAGTGATAAAAGAATATAAGTTTCAATCAAAAGACTTTGAAGATTTAATGAATGAAAACCCTGAATTAAAAGAGTTTTGTTATCAACAAATCTGTGAAGCCTGTATGCTAAAATATGACTCACAAGAACTTGGTATAGATGATGTTACTGAAACTGAGGAGACTGTGGATGAGCTCTAAAAAAGACTTGAATGAAAAATACATATCTTTTTTAGAACAAACCAAAGATGATACACACAAAGCTGTAAATCATCTAAACGACAGAGTATTGATTGTGGATGGCCTGAATACATTTATCAGGTCATTCGCAGTTAATCCTGCGTTAAATGAAGATGGATTACACATTGGTGGTATGGTTGGTTTTATGAAATCAGTAAGATATACTTGTGATATATTGAAACCATCAAGATGTATTATTGTGTTTGACGGAAAAGGTGGAAGTAAAAGAAGAAGAAAAATTTTTCCAGAGTATAAAGGAACTCGTAAAGTTAAACGTAGGTTGAATCGTAACGTGGATTGGGGAACAGCTCCAGCCGATGAACAACAATCTATGAAACAACAAATGGGTAGATTAATTGAATACTTGGAACAATTACCATTAACACTTGTGTCAGTTGATGGAATTGAAGCAGACGACACAATGGCTTTCATAACACAAAAAAAAAAAAAAAAAAGTGATGTGATATTGATGTCAACAGATAAAGACTTCTTACAATTAATAGATGATAGAGTGAAAGTATGGAGTCCGACAAAAAAGAAGTTATATAATAAACAAGCAGTTTTGGAAGAGTTTGGAATACCATCAAGAAATATGTTGACATATAGAATCTTGGATGGAGATAAATCAGATAACATCAATGGAGTGATGGGTGCTGGTTTGAAATCATTGATAAAATACATTCCACAGCTTACAGAAGATGAAGATTTTACGGCTATGGATTTATTGAATTTTGTAAATAATTCAGATTCTAAAATAAAACTCTTGGAAAATATAAAAAAAAGTAGTAATATTATAAAACGAAATTACTTACTAATGCAATTGAATAAAGTGGATATACCGAATCATACAAAGATGAAAATACAAGGAGCGGTAAATAATAAAGTTCCACAATTGGTTAAGTATAGATTTCAAACAATGTTTATAAAGGATAAGTTACAATCTAATATAAAGAACTTCGATGATTGGATTATGGAGTTCGTCAGATTAGATAGATTTAGGGGATTGAATGGATAAATTAACAGATTTCGGACATACATTTCAAATAAAATCCATTTCTGCATTAATGAAAAACCAAACCTTTTTAGAACAAATTCACGATATATTGGATGAGAAACATTTTGATAGTGATAGTCTGAAATGGGTTGTAAAGGAATGTAAAAAATATTATGATGAATATAGAAAGTGTATAACACTTGATGTATTTAAAGTCAAAACACAAGAAGTAGAAAATGATGTATTGAAAGTTGCTATCATTGAAAACTTAAAAGAGGTGTTTAGACATTTGGAATCACCTGATTTAGATTTCATACAAGATAAAGCATTGGACTTTTTTAAAAACCAAACATTGAAAAGTGCTATTGTTCAATCGGTTGAAATCATGGAAGCTAAAGGTGACTTTGAACAAATTAAAAAATTAGTGGATGACGCTTTGAACGCTGGAACGGAACGAAACATAGGACATGAATACATTCAACACATTGAAGATAGATATTCAGAAACAGCTCGTTCAACGGTTGAAACTGGTTGGGAAGTAATTGATGACTTGACTCAAGGTGGTTTGGGTGGTGGAGAACTTGGTGTGATTGTGGCACCTGCTGGTGTTGGTAAGACTTGGGTGTTGGCTGCAATTGGTGCCAATGCTATGAAACGAGGAAAACATATAGTTCATTATTCACTTGAGTTAAATGAATCTTATGTTGGGTTAAGATATGATAGTATCTTTACTGGTATAGCTAACCAAAACTTAAAGTATCATAAAGATGATGTGATTTCAGAAATGGATAAATTAAAAGGTGATTTGGTAATTAAATACTTTCCAACCAAAACTGCTAGTGTGAATACCTTATCAGCTCATTTGAAAAGAATCACAACATTAGGAACTGAAGTGGATATGGTGGTTGTGGATTACGCTGATATATTAAAAGATGTTGGTGGTTCAAGAGAAGTCAGACATGCACTTGGAAACATCTATGAAGACTTGAGAGGATTGGCTGGTGAGTTTCAAATACCTGTTTGGACGGCTTCACAAGCTAACAGAAGTGCTTTGGATGAGGATGTGATTGAAGCTCAAAAGGTTTCTGAATCATATCAAAAGATAATGACAGCAGATTTCGTAATGTCATTAAGTAGGAAAGTGGAAGATAAGATTGGTAATACGGGTAGATTCCACGTTATTAAAAACAGATTTGGTCCTGATGGTATGACATTCCCAGCAAAGGTAAATACCAATACTGGTAAAATGGAAATCTATGAGGGTAATTCTGTTGGGGGTAAAGAACAACAAAACAAAATAGATAACAGAGATAATTTGATGAAGAAAATGTTATCAAACAGATATGAGGATTTAATGAATGAGTAGTACAACAGCACAAGTCTATTTACAATTATGGTTATCGGAACAGATACCAATTGATGAATGGAAAAGAATATTAGACGAAAGAAAAGATGTAAAAGAATTATATCAAAAACATTTGGAGATTAGAAATGGCTAAACAAAAAACAGACTTACAAGTATTTCAAGAATGGGTTCAAGAGTTAACTGAATTAGTTTTTGGAAAATCACAACAAGAAACAGAAAGAGCCAAAGGTTATACAAAAGAACACACGAAACAATGGTTAGATTCAGTTAAAAAACCTAAGAGAAAAAGAGCTCGTAAAAAAGACGGAACATTCAGAGGTGATGACAAATCAACACCTAATGTAAATGAAGCTTGGGAGAATGAATAATGGCAAAAAGTAAAAAATCAGTAGGATTCAGAACGGGTAAAGAGGAAGAAGAAACTAATGATTATTGGGATATATATCCTACACATATTTATATTCCAAATGATTATTGGACTGTATCTACATCAACAGATAAATTTAACAAAAAAACAAAAAAAACTAAAAAGAAACAATTAAAGTGATATTTATAAATACCTAACCGAAAGGGTTTTAAACTTATATCACATTAAAACATTGAGGAGATTGAAAGAATGGATATTTCAACGAAAATATTGTCAGATATTACGGTGTATATGAAATATGCTAGATATATACCAGAAAAGAAAAGAAGAGAAACATGGAAAGAATTGGTGGAGCGAAATAAAAAAATGCATATCAAGAAATATCCAGAGTTAAAATCAGAAATAGAAAAAGCATATAAATTTGTATTAGATAAAAAAGTGTTACCATCAATGAGAAGTATGCAGTTTGCTGGTAAACCAATAGAGATTTCACCAAACAGAGTTTACAATTGTGCATTTCTACCAATTGATAATTGGCAGTCATTTTCGGAAGTTATGTTTTTATTATTAGGTGGAACTGGTGTTGGTTATTCAGTTCAACGACATCATGTAGAACAATTACCTGAAATACATTTACCTAATTTTAAAAGACATAGAAGATATTTAATTAGTGATTCAATTGAAGGTTGGGCTGATGCAGTTAAAGTATTGATTAAATCTTATTTTTATGGTGGTTCACACATTACATTCGATTTTTCAGATATTAGGCCAAAGGGTGCGGAGTTAGTAACGAGTGGTGGTAAAGCACCAGGCCCTCAACCATTGAAAGAATGTTTGGTTAAGATTGATGGTGTATTGAGAACAAAAGATAATGGTGATAAGTTAACCACATTGGAAGTTCACGATATTGTATGTCACATAGCTGATGCTGTGTTGGCTGGTGGTATTAGAAGAGCAGCTCTGATTTCATTATTCTCAGCAGATGATGATGAAATGATTTCTTGTAAGTATGGAAATTGGTGGGAAGAAAATCCACAGAGAGGTAGAGCTAATAATTCTGCTGTTTTAGTTAGGTCAAAAGTTACAGAGGAGTTTTTCTTTGAATTATGGGAGAAGATAAAAGCAAGTGGTAG